ATCGCAACAAGTAATCCCGATGGCAAGACTTAATCGTACTGATTACTTTTCGTTACCTAATAAACAATTCCCAAGCCAGCGTTCACTACAGTATTGGTTTAATCGTCAAATAGATCCAGAGATGTATCTATGGCCTGTGCCGAACAACAACTTCCAAGCGTTCTCTATGATCTTGGAATGTCAGCCACAAGATGTTGGCTCATTGACAGACAACCTGTATATGCCGGATCGTGCATTAAACTATTTCCAAGCTGCTTTGTCCCACAAACTGGCACTTCAATTACCTAGCACTGATCTAAATCGTGTTCAGTATTTGGAACAACAAGCATTGGCGGCACGTCAAGAATTTGAAGATGAAGATCGTGACAAGTCACCCATCTACTTCCAACCTAACATAAGCTACTATACACGATGAGCGTAATAATGACTTACGACAGCCTTGTGCTGAACGTGCAGCAGTACATGGAACGTAATGATCCAGACTTCATTGCGCAGATACCAAACCTAATTGCATTGGCAGAGTCATCGATTGCTGCAGAGCTTAAGACTTACATGCAGCTTATTGTAGTAGAGACAAACCTAGCAACTAATCAAACAGTTTTAAACAAACCAGCTCGCTGGCGAAAGACTGTGTCCATGAAGGTAAATGGCCAGCCTGTTGTAATGCGTAGCCAAGACTACATAGCTCAATATCTATCTGAATCAACCGGTGGGCAGCCACAGTTCTATGCTGAGTATGACTATAGTAACTGGAACTTTGCACCACAACCAGACCAAGCATACCCAGTGGAAATTATCTACTACGCTGAGGTACAGCCATTAGATTCTTCTAACCAACAAAACCTATGGACAGCTATTGCACCACAGGCTATGTTATACGGTGCCTTGTTGCAAGCACAGGGCTACTTAAAAGCGCTTGACAAGTTGCCGGTGTGGAAATCATACTATACAGACGCAATTACAGCGCTGAAAAAAGAAGACAACTCACGTCGCATAGATCGCAACACTACAATTCAAGAGCCTTAATATATGACCACACCAGTATACGTCTCACCCTTCACAGGCACAGTGGTAACAGCCACCGATGTGTCATACTTTGCACTCGCTTTTAGTTCAGACACACAACTATATTGGCCTAGTACAGTTAACAGTAGTGAGACACCTGCCGCGCGCATTATTGATTGCGTCGCCTCCGTTTCTGGACTTGTTATTAGTCTTCCACAGGGTAACCAGGGAACACTAGGCGCCGACATTTTATTTCGTAACCTAGGTGCCCAGGCTTTTACTATTACTGACTATGTTGGTGGTGGCTCGTTTACAGTACCGGTTGGTATCTCTAAATATGTTTACTTAACAGACAACACAACTGACGCAGGTATTTGGCAAAATGTTACCTTTGCAGCCGGCACATCATACGCCGATGCGTCTACGTTGGCCGGCGCCGGTTTAACTACCGTAACTGGTAAATTAGCGACAACACAAAACCCAATTGACGTAACAACCACCCCAGTTATTAATGACCTTAGCCGTGCGGCTACGTTTGTATGGAACAGTGGCGTTGGCTCATTTGAATTACCAACAATTTCTAGTTTATCTGCTGGTTGGTATATTGGCTTTCGTAATAATGGAACTGGCTCTTTAACAATAACACCAACATCGCCGGATACAATTAATGGCCTAACAACCATTACAGCAAATCCGGGTGACTCTGGTTTTATCATGCTGGATACAAACAGTGGTGGCTTTGTTACAGTTGGTTTAGCTCCAGCAAACAATGTAACTTTTACTGCAGCAACGTACGACGTAGATACTATTCCAGGTAACACGTTTAGTCTGACATCTTTTGCACCAATTATTCAGACATACATTGCCCAGTCTGGTACACGCACCCATACACTAGCAGTAACTTTGCCCGCTATTACACAGATTTATATTCTGGTTAATAACACAAATCAAACTGGTTATAACATAACGTTCCAAAACCAGGGTAGCTCACAGCCACCTATTATTTTGTCCGCGGGAAATGTATTAACTGTTCTTAGTGATGGACTAAATCTCTATCCATTAACCACAGCCTCAACTGGTTTGTTCTACGCAGCCAATGGTACTGCTTCTCTTCCATCATACTCTTTTGTTAATGATACCTCTACGGGTATGTATCTTGTTGGTACATCCATTCTTGGTCTAACAGCCAATGGTAATCAAATTGCTCAACTAGACAACTCAAACCTATCTGCGCCATTGATGACTATAAACGCAACACTTAATGCACAACTGATACCTGGTGGGACGTTCTAAATGGCGGCTGATAATCAGCAACAGGATAACTCACAGTACACCTCGATTTATTCCCTTGCAGTTCCTGCAGGAATTAAACGGGATGGTACTCAGTTTCAAAACGACCAATACACCGACGGTGTATGGTGTCGCTTTCAGCGCGGTGACGCCAAGAAAATTGGTGGATATCGCACACTGTTTCAAAGCCTAGTTGGTATTTACCGTGGAATGGTCTCACAACCATTTAACGGCGTTAACTATATTTTTGCTGGTAACTACCAAGAGCTAGACGTATTTACTACCGGTACAACATACGGTGTTGGTAGCGGGCCATTTATGGCAAACATTTTACCTGGAACTGTATATTTTCCGTTAGTATCAAACACAACAACAACGTTTGTTATTGCCGGTAATGTAACGTCATCTTTTCCAACTGGTACTAAGGTTATCTTTAGTCAGACTGGCACTCCCACTGTTTATACAACAAGCACGGCAACTTATACATCCCCAAACACTACGGTAAATATTAGTAGTGGAACTATTTCTGGCACCCCAACTAAAGTCTGGCTAGATAATACACCAGTGTTTGTAGGCGATGTAGATCTTCAAGCTGACCCCTCTATTGGCAACTATCGAGTTACTTGGCAGTTTGATGCTATATTTAGTCCAGCGGGCGGAAATCTTCAAGTATTAGCACACCCTGGGTACAACTTACAGAACATCGACAATGGTGTTGTAAGTCAAGTACTGATTGGAAACATTACGCCGGACTCAACAGATACTTGGAACTTCTCTGGTTTATCTGATAGTGCCGGACAAAACCCAACATACAAACCAATTAGCATTGATGGTGGTGTTTGTGTATTGTATCCATTTATATTTGTGTATGGATCCAGTGGATATATTGCAAACAATAATGTTAGCAGCACATACTCCAGTCAGACTCCTTATGATTGGAATGGCCCATTTGCCAACCAAGTAAACGTAGCCTCTTCCAAGATTGTTAAGGGGTTACCAATGCGTGGTGGTACTAACTCACCATCTGGTTTGTTTTGGGCAACTGACTCACTAATTCGTGTCTCCTTTAATTCGCAGGCAACTTCGCTTTACTGGACTTATGATATTATTTCCAGCCAAATTTCTATTATGTCTTCTAATGCAGTTGTGGAGATGGATGGTATTTATTTCTGGATGGGTGTTGACCGTTTTTATCTATATAACGGTTCAGTACAAGTATTACCAAATGACAAGAACGTTAACTGGTTGTTTAATAACTTAAACTATGAACAACGTCAAAAAGTTTGGGCTACTAAAATTCCACGGTACAACGAAATTTGGTTTTTTTATCCCCGCGGTACAGCAACAGAGTGCACTGATGCAATCATTTACAATGTAAAAGATAAAATCTGGTACGACGCTGGATCTGCTATCGGATCACAGCGCTCATGTGGTTATACTACTGAGTTGTTTCCAACACCTATTTGGGCTGATTGGAACTATACACCCGTTTTTAGTGTGCCATTTAATATTATTGCACACCCAGCAAGTTTACCTGCACCAAATGCAAACCAATTTTATTTGGATGGTAACCAGACAATCACGTTTAGTCCAGGGGATTCTGTTTCATTTTCAACGGTTGGCACGTTTAATAAAACATACATTATTTCAAATAGTGTAAACATTTTTAACACAACTATTGGAACCCCTGGAGTGACTAGGGTGACAGTTACAGAAAACTTTGTACCAAGCCCAACAGTTGGTGAGACTGTGTATTTTGTTGCCGGTGGGTTTAATATTTGGCAGCATGAGTATGGTTTAAATCAAGTTGGATTATCAGGAGAAACCGCGGTATATTCTAGTATTACAACCAGTGATATTAGCTGGCTAACCGGTACACCAAGTCAAGAAGGTTTAGTTGGTGTAAATCGTCGTATGCACCTGCGCCGAGTTGAGCCAAACTTTTTGCAATCTGGCACAATAGCGATGAACATTTTAGGTCGCAAGTTTGCTTCTGGCCCGTATGAAGAGACATCTGGCCCATACTACTTTGATCCTGACACAGGAAAAATTGACCTTCGTGTTGAGCATCGTTTACTCCGTCTTCAGTTTATATCTAATACCATTGACGGTAATTTTGAGATGGGTAGAAATCTGATTACAGCAGAGTTCGGGGACGAAAGGCCTTAGTATGCCAAGGCCGTTGTTTCAGCAGTTTTTCCCTTGTCTGCCAGATTATATGACGTGGGAAGACTGGAACGGAAATTTGGCTATTTATTATGGTCAAAAGAATATTGAGTTTTCTGTCGAAGAAGACTGGAAGTATGGTGCCATGAACATTGTACAATCTGAAACATTTGGAACTTATCCAGTGCCATCTCCGGATACCTATGAAACATGGCAAGAGTGGGCCAAAGATTTTACAGAAATAATTAACGGTATAAGCCATTGATTTAGGGCGTAAAAGCCCTATTTTTTGCATTAATATAAGTAGGAAGATAACCCAAGGAAATCATCATGCACGGACAACAAACACTCAAGCATTTAAACGAACAGGCCGTTGCTCAGGCTATTTTGGCTAAACACAGCAAGGATCAAATTGATCCAGTGTTCCAAAAGGCTGTAGAAGAGGCGCTGGCGGCTAAGGCTCAAGCTAAGTAATTAGCATGACCCCGTCTGAGATCATTACTCAAGAGGCAAAAAAAGTCGGCTATGATGCCGATGTTATGCTTCGTAAAGTTAATAAATTGGTATCTGGTAAGGCCGCCATTTTATTGCAAAATAATGACTCACTGTTATTATTAATTAACATTGCTAAAAACACTGTTGAGCTTCACCTTTTTACACAAGACTCACCCACAGCTTTATTAAGCTCATTAAAATATTTTGTTCAGAAAATTAAAGCGTCTGACATTAAAACTGTTTATGGCAGCAACGATGATTCTCAATCTAATCGTTTAAAAAACACGCTTGATATTTTAGACAAAATGGGTGTTGATGTATCAAAATCAAACTTACCAAGATATCATTGGATGGCCACTGTTGAGGGCTCTAAGTAATGGGTAAAGGTGGCGGAAGTATAGACAACGCTTTTGGGTTAGGGGATGCACTAGCATCTATTGATCCAGGTCCAGCCATTGGTAAAGCTGGCGCTTCAATTGACAAGGCAGTAAACGACGTAATTCCTGGTGGTTGGTTGATGGTTGGCGCGATTGCGCTGACTGTTATCTCCATGGGTACCATTGACCTAGAGCCAGAGGTATTGGCGGGCGAAGGCACTGCAATGGCCACCGGTGTTGGTGGCGGTGCTGGTGCCGGAGCCGGTGCAATTGGTGAGGGGGCCGCTGCCGCCGGTACTGGTATGACTGGTACCGCAGGCCTTGGTGGTGCTGCAGGTACTGGACTAACTACAGGCGCAGGTGCTTCCGCCGGTCTCACTGCAGGTTCTGGTGCATTAGGTACTGGTGTTGCGGGTCTAGGTGGCGCTGCAGGCACAGGATTGACTGTGGGTGGTATTGGTGCCGGTGCAACATCAGCGTTCCAGGCCGCATTAGCCGCCGCAGGAACTGGCGCATTAATTGGTGGTGGTGTGGGTGGTGTATCAAGCGCCATTCAAGGTAAAGACCCCATTAAGGGTGCGATGTACGGCGCCGCTATGGGTGCAATCACCGGTGGTGTAGGTAGTGGGTTAAATTCTGCGCTGCTATCGGCTGGTGTAAACTCCACGGTTACACCATACGTATCTAGCGCGTTAATTGGTATCACTAAGGGCCTTGCAACAGGTCAAAGCCTTTCAACCATTTTACAAAATACTGCAATTAGCTCTAGCCTCGGTGCGTTGGCTAGTACAGCAAATAGTGCGTTAGTTAACGAGGGTGCAAACCCAACACTTGCTAAATACTTAACCAGTATTGGTGCCGGAGCAACCGGCTCTGCCATTAAGGGCGGCAATATTGCAATGGGTGCAATAACTGGCGCCATAGCACCAACGATGAAGTCTTTAATAGACTTTTCGAAGACAACAACAGATTTAGTTAATAGTTCAAAAGACTACTACAATAACACACTTGACCCGGCGTATAAGACAGCACAGTCTGATTATGATGCCGCTATGAAGGCCAATACTGATTATACATCAGCCTATAATGACTATAAGGCAAAGTACGACGAGTATAAAACACTTGACGATAAGTACAACGAATTAGTTAAGACTGACCCCGCCGCTGCCGGCGCAATGGCGGCGCAGCTTAGAACATACGAAACAGATTTAGGTACTATGGGGGCCAATTTAAAGCCCCTACAAGACGCCGCAGTTAGTGCAGGTAATACATATAACGATACATACAAAACATACCAGGATTTGTCTTCCAAGTACAGCGGTCAGGTACAACAAATTAAAGACACAAGCGTTCAGTTAGAAAATCAGACAGCAGCGTTTGCAAAAAATTTACAAGACTCTGTAACACAAGTACAGGGCCTATCAACAGCGGCACGGCAAGGATTTTTTTCACAGCTTGATTCTAGTGGTGGAGATCCAACAGCATCATTAAAGA